CAGCACAGAGAAGGAGATGCCTTACCACTGATAGTACCACGTCATGAAATACTCAGAGTTCGTGGCACCGCTCGTTACAACACAGAAGTCGTTGTTCGGCGGGACGCTGTAAAACACGCTGCCCACAGTAACAGAGGCTGCACCACCTCCAGATGACCCACCTAGCAATTGCCCTGACACATTGGCAGTGTTCGAGCCGAAGCTGATTCCGACTGGAATAAGAAGAACGGTGCCGGTGTCACATGGATTCGTGGTTTGCGTTCCATACTCGAACTCGTACTTGTTACCAGCCGTCGCTGCTGAGTTGACGTACATCACTTCGCTCACGTACGTTGTAGTCAAGTTGGAGTGCGTGATGAGCTTGGTCGTGGTGGCAGAGTTGACCAGTGTCGATACGGAGTAAAGTGCCGCCGCATTCGGGGGTGAGATGTCCGCCTGAGCTGGCATTGGGGTCATGAGAGCTGCCGCAAGGGCAACGAAGCGAAACAGATGTTTCATTACGGAACCGCGAATCCTACGACTGAAGTGCCCGCCGTTGGCGAGCCGATGGTTGTGAGAACAGCACGAACAGCAACGAGCGGAATGGAACAGGTAAACGCAGCCGGAGTAACCCCCGAGACCATCGGGTTTGAAATCACGCCGGTGCCCGATTGCTCAGAGGGTCCGGGCAGGGGGAACCAGGAGGAGGCACGAAGGGCCGTTGACCCTTTGGGAAGTGGCTGTCCGTATGGACGAGCAGATGGGTCTACAGTACCCAAAAGTTGAACGGTATAGCCCGCGACGTTGGCCCCGAGCCCGATGAATTGGAACGTCCACTTGGTGAAGCCAATGGCTTCCCACATGACGCAGCCACTATCATTACCACCTATTACTCCGTAACCATTGTAGGGGGTGGTGTATGCCGCGGAAGAGGGATTCAGAACGAGGAGGGTCTCCCCCCCGTTCTGACCAACTCTATTTAGCCCGGCTCCCGAGGCCATCGGGGGTTAGGCCTTTTTGACTACGAGCGAGGCCGTGACGGCAACGGTGATGGGTACCCCACCAACGCTGACGTTGAACGTCTCATTTAACGGGACGGTGACCCCAGACGACGGGATCAGGTTCAGGAGGAAAGATTCGATGAAGCTCATATTGCTAGTATACCCGTATCGCCCTTAGAAGTCCACGCCTGGAGAGGTGATGACTTCGGTAGGAAGATTGGACGGCCGCACGGAGACGGGCTCGAACAGGAATCCGACTACCACATTGGTGAAGGAGCCGGTCGAGCCGGGGGTCACAAAGCGGAGCGTCAAGAGGGCTCCGTTCTTGTAGACGGCATCGTAGCTGGTGGGGATGAAGATGGCGTACCCGCCAGCTCCAGTGGTGAACCCCCCAGCCATTTCGGAGTTGGAAAGGGCAGTGTTACCAGCTGTGACGATGGGCACATCCGCCGCGAAGAGCGCATTGCCGGTGACGGCCGGGTTGGTACAATAGCCCAAGCCCCCAGGCAGCGCCTGGTCGTACGAGTTATCGTTGGACGCGACCGAGCCCTGGGTGTACGCGCCGGTCCCCACTACGATGTTGAACTTGTGGGTTCCGGTCACGGCAGCAAGGGCAGTACAGGCGAATACGACCTTATTGATTTTGCACCGAGTAGGAAGGACGTAATACGCTTGGATGGTCGTGTTGGCGACACCAGCCCCAGCCGATGCGACGGTTGGGAAGTTCTCGCAACTGAGTGTGTTCAGCGCGAAGAACTGGGGTTGCTGAGTCATCTGCCGCTTGGCTATCGGCACGGTCTAGGCTCCTTGCGACCCGACCACGCCACGCCAGCCAATGAAGCCGTACGCTGAGCGGTACGAGGTCTTGATGTTCCAGTTGGAAGTCTGGGGGTCCATCCAGGTGCTGACCCGGTTCTGCCACTTGTGGGCAACCACCAGACTGTGGCTGTCACCTTCAAGATCGCCCGGGGCTGCCGAGATCATCCAGAACGTGTTGCTCGTGAAGTAACGGACCACCAGCAGCTTGAGGGTCTCGTGCTGCACGTTGATCGTGTTCTGATTGTTGTACGGGGCATACGGGCTGCCGAGGATTTCCTCAGCGGTCTTGGCAAGCTGGACGCCGCAGAGCAGCCACACCGGAGTCCGGCGTGACGGCAGTCCACGGTCGCTAAGCAGGGTCTCGAAGAGGATGAACGCTTGCTGCAGCGCCTCAGCCGTAAGCTGGGTAGCGCCGAGCGAGTTGGAAAAGGTCTGGCCGATGCTGGAGGTTACACCCGCAGTGCCACTGGCGATTGGGCCGAGGGGGTGAACCGTTGAGAACAACGGCTGCCCGTCCGAGCCCAGGACGTTGGGGCTGAAGCCTAGGTTGATCGTGTTCCAAAAGATCAGGTCCTTGGTTTGCTGCTCCGAGTCCGCAAGCATGGCGGGGATTTTGCCCATCAGATTGATGGGGTCTTCCGTCTGTGCCTCTTCCGTCACGATGGCCGCGAGGGCGTACGTGAAGTAGTTGAGCGTGTACGGAATCAGCTCGTAGGGTTGGTCGTACACAGGTGCAGCGCCTTCTGCCTTCCAGCGAAGGGTTCCAAGTTCCGCGATGGGCAGGAACGAGGCGAAGCTGCGCTTGGGGTCGGTCGCGATGACGTTGAAGTACTTGGTATACAGCGGAGGAACTTTTTGAGCCCGGTTCGTGTATGCCTTCTCAAGGACCTTGGAAGCTGCCTGGAAGCTTGTACGAGTGTTGACGTATACCATATTAGATCAAGTCCGCCGGGTAGAAGGAGACTAGCACTCGGGCCCCGGTATCTCCGGTAATCCCTTGGTTTTGACCGGGTTGCCCCCATACACCCTGCGAGATGCCGGTGATGGTGGCACAGGCCGTCGCGGTCGTGTCGATTGCGAACTGCCCGTTTGACTGAAGCGTCAGTCCCGCCGGTTGCCCGATGAGGCCGTAGCTCAGCGGCTCCACGAGAGACATCTCAATGAGGGCGCTTTGCAGCTTGGCAACTGGAGCGAGGTAGGACTCGGCTTGACCGAGCGGAGGGATCGAGTTGGTTGCGCCGAACAGCGACCGGTCGTTCACTGCGTAGGAGCCACCAGGGCCGCTATAGAAGACATCCACTGAGTTGTTCAGCGCGATGCCGACGATATTGGCGTTGGCATTCGAGGCCGCGATGTTCACGCCCGCGTTGTTAGTCAACGGGTAGGGGGTCGTAAAGGCGGTGCCCAGGGCAGTCGTGGTCTTAGTGGCCTGTTGAAGGGCCTCGGCACCAGGGTAGATGCCGATGTAGGCTGCGTAGTTGGTTGCCCAGGCCGGAGCCGAGGCAGACGCGACGTTCACAGTTGGAACGTAGCCTGCCGGGACGCTGACCATGTACTCGGCCGAGGCAAGCGACTCATTGCCGGTTGCGGTGTAAGTGAGGATGTACCAGTACGTTTGCGCTGGTGCGGAGGCCGAAACGGCCGTTCCGAAAGTGATTGCCGAGGCAGCGGGACCTGCCTGGTTAGCACCCGAGCCACCGGTGCCTCCAAGGGGGCCAGTGCTGGGCGGAATGGTGATGGTGCCCGTCGTGGTGTAAACAAGAATGTTACCCCTAATCCAAGAAGCATTCTGGAGGGGAACGTAGTCAAGGGTCCATGGGGCGAGGATTCCGAGCCCGCTAACCCAGTTGGGCTCAAGGATTGCTATATTTGCCATGTGCTGCCTGAAGGAGTGATTGCTTGCATCTCTCCACAAGGATAGCAGGCATAGCGCATAAATGCAAGCAGCCCAGGGAAGGAGGTGGCCCTGGGCTGTTGCTGTGGGGTAACTAGCGGCACACCCCCACTTTGCAGTGCTACAAGTTTTCCCTTCCCCTTTCTCCTAGCCCCAGTGGTCGGCATTACCCGTTTCATGGCCAGGGGGGACGGTACTTCCTCCGCTAGTTAGTTCTTTCCGGTCTTGATCGAGAACTCACCCGTATAGGCTCCTCTCGTCTTACCCTCAAACTCATCACGGACTTGGTAGGCCTGCTGGGCCACGCGCGCAATCGCCCAATTCTCGGGGTCTTGATAGACCTTAGCAGCCCACTTCGGACTCATCTCGAAGAGGGCCATAGACTCCCACAGAACGAAGTTGCCCGCCGGGGAGATGTCCTCGACTACCGTCGCCAGGGGAGAGGAGGTATCAACTTCGTCTAAGGTGATGGGCCGCAGGATGCCTGCACGAACCCAGCCCATGGTCTGTGCGTCGCTGCGTTTGCGCCAGACGTACTTGAAACCAGGGCGCGGGTCCTTCAGGATTAGGGAAGGGTCTCCAAGAAGCTTGGTGAAGTCCATCGCGTTGTACTGCATGCCGATATACGGCATTGCCGACACGCGGGCGTTGTTCGGCAGGGGCACCTTGGGGCCGGGCTGCATGCGTTGGGCATGCTCGAATTGCAGGGCGTTCTTCTCTACGTCGGCCGCACTAGAGGCAATCTCGGGTTGAGTAGGGGTCTTAGTTGACACTGAACGCTGGTTCATTACTCGTTTTCCTCGGCGATAGCCTTTTCAATGTCGGCGATCTCGTCGGCAGTTAGTCCCGACACTGACGCTAGGCGCGCCAGTTCGGGATCGCGCTCAAAGGCGCTGGACTTCTTGGCATTCGACGACCCACCCCCGCCGCCTCGGCTGTCTCCGAGGTTTGGAGGGGGGTCTTTCGGCGTGTTGGCAACCATAGCTGCACGGAACACCTCTGCCGAAGCTGCCTGCCAACGAAGCTCGAGGGCTCGCTGGCGTTGCTCGGGCGTGGCACCTAGGAGCGCCCGGCGGTCGATGTCCCTCATCTGTTTGTCGAAGAGGGGCTCGATTTGTTTGAAAAGTTTGTCGGTCCCGGCCTTCTTGGACTTGAACCACTCGACTGAGTTGTCCCCGGCCGCTTCGAGCACCGGCTTGGCCTGCTCCAGGAACTGGGCGATCTTTTGATCGGCCACGAGCTGGGCGGCACGGTACATGAACTCGGCAGGCTTCTCGGTTGCTTGCCGGTTCAGCTCGTCAATTTGCTCTTGCGTGAGCTGTGGATAAGACGGAGCAGGACTTTGCTGGGTATTTCCCTGTGGGCTGCCCCCTGCCAAAGCTGCACGCAGCGCGTAAATCTTCGAGGGGTCTGCATCAAGTTCTTCAGCGATTCCTTCTAGTGGTGAGAACTTCTGGGCGAGGGCACGGAGTCGAACTAGCTCGTCTGCAACGGCCTGGGCCTGTCGGTCGGCCTCGACTTGTTCGGGGGTCTTGTCTACGGTATCGGGCATGTTACTTCAGTATAGCCTCAACATAGGGGGGTACGTCAACTTTTGCGGCTTGGTAGAGGTCCAACAGCATCCACCGGACTCCCCAGAGCTGGTTCAGGTACACGTCTCCATGACCGTCCAGAACCTTCGCGCGGGTCTTGGCAATGAACTCTTTGAACACCCCTTCAATGCAGGTCCACCCGTCTGTGTCCATTGTCTCTTGCATCACGGTTACGAAGTCTTCGCTTGTCTTAGGTCTCATAGCAACCCAGGCTTCGACGTGCCGCCGCCCATTCCCTGCTGCTGCCCTCCAGGATGTTGGGGCTGTTGTGGGTGTGGCTTCTGCCCCGACTGTCCGCCCTTGCCCGTGAGCATGCCCACAGCCTGGAGAGCCTGCTCCATCTGTTGCTGCTTGGCCTGAGCCTGGGCTCGCTGTTTGGCCTCCTCCTCCGTGCCGATGAGGTCGGTGACATCGGCTCGGTTGAAGGCCTCTAGGAGCATGCGGACCACGTTGAACTGCTTGACCTGGTCTTGCGCGATGAAGGGCACTTGCATGAGAAGCTGGAACAACCCGAGGTTCTCTTGGCGGCGCGCCGACATGTCGAGCGGGTCCGAGGAACCGGCGATATCGAGCTGGTAGTCCTGGGCCAGGGTCTCTCGGGGAAGCTTGTACTGTTCGTCCCCGACCTGGAAGGTGGGGTCGTCCTGCAGGTACTGCAGCTTGAGTTTGTGAATGAAGTTGAGGATTGCCCGGCAGACCACGCGCAGACGGGTGGCGACCACATCGTTGCGGTTGGTCGTGGCTGCAGCCTGCATCTTCTGCTCGGTCGCGGTACGACGGCCCGAGGACTGACCACCCATCATGGGGGCGGCCGTGCCGGTCAGCTTGTCTACGTACGAGTTCAGCAGGGTCTCGTTTTGGAACGAGGCAAGGGGCACCTCGGGGAATTGCATCCACTTGATAGCATCTACACTGCTGACCTGCCACTGACAGCCGGGACCCCACTGCTGCTCCTGATCGGACACTTTGTCACCCTGCAGGTGGAGCAGGGGCGGGTTAAGCATCAGGTCGATGAGGTTGTTGCGGCTGTTGTACATCGCATTGACCTCGGCCTGAATGGGGGCGAGACGTTCGCAGATGCTGTAGCCATAGAAGCGGGCCGGGCGCGGGTACGGGCTGAACGCAAAGAAGGGACGGCCCGGGACGATGTACTCGTAGTCGGTCCAGCCGAGCATGTGCTGGGACATCTCGTGGAGGTAGAAGATGTTCTCCTCCGGCAGACCGTCCCCGTTCATGTCGTACTGGCGGGAATGAATGCGCCAAACCTTGATGGGACCGCGATTGGCGAAGAAGCGGGAGGTCTGAGAGCCCTGCCCTAGACCCAGGACTATCTGATCCCCCGCTGTTCTATCGTACACACCCTGCCGGTCATTGGCTATGTCGCTGGTTCCGGTGGGCACATACGAAAGGGCGTACTCTACCTCTTTCTCATCCAGGATGCCCTCGTTGACCATGGCCTTGAGTTCGTCCTCGTATAGCCACATGGCCCGCGCGACACCCACCGCGTCGTCAATAGACTCAGCCTCGTTGGGAATGAGAAGGAAGTCGCGGAGCAGGACGGGCTTTAGCTCCACGTCGTCGTAGTCGGTGACGATTACATCGGTGATCTTGCGCTCGTGCTTGGGACGACCGGTGTCCTCGTCCAGCACAGGCACCCCATCCTTGGAGTTGATGGGAACGAACTGGACCACCTTACGCTTGGATGTGGTCCTGCGCCACAGGCACTCCATGATGGATGTCCCGTCGCGAAAGGCCAGGTGCAGCCAGGTGATGTACTGATCGTACCAGGTGGTTTGCCCACGCTGACGCTGCAGCTCGGCGTTGTAATACCGCTCTACGTCGTGAGCCTTCTCGCCCGCTTGGACCGTGTTGCCCGTGATGATGTAGAATCTGGGCACGAACACCTTGGCCGTGATGTAGGCGACCGCCGTGTCTAACTGAGCGGGGATGATCGGGATAAAAACGTTGGACGAATTGACCCAAGGCCAGTCCGTCTGATCGACCCGCATCTCGTAGAGGTTGGTCCAGTCCACGAGGTTCTGCTCCAGAGCACTACGGTTGCCCAGGCAGGCGTTGATTGATTGGTAAAGGTCGTCGGCTAGGAGGGACCAGTCTCCGCTGCCCAGCTTGAGGGTGCCGCCAACGAAGGCGGCTTGGGCATCTTGGGGAGCGTTAGTCGTCGCCTGGTCTAGGGGCTTAGGCTTCGGCTTACGAGGCATGGCTAGTCCTTAGACTTTTTGCCTTCGGTTTCTTTCATCTTGAATGGCCGCACGTGACCCGAGGTTTGCGGGTTTGCCTTGCCATGTGCCTTGCCCTTGAGGGGCTTCAGCTCTTCCTTGCCACCCTTGCCTCCCAGGTACATCTTCTTGACGTCGTATGAGGATATCTTCCCCATCTTCTTTTTCTTTGCCACTATTGATTCATCTTCTTTTGGAGCCAGCCGTGCCCGCCCTTTTCATCCTTGTAGGCATACGTCGGACCTTGGGTCATCTGTGCCGCAAGGGTCTCCGGGTGGCTGTGTTTGTAGTGATGATCCTCCCCCTGGCCCATCTGAACGCTCAATCGTTTGGCGTCGATGGTCGGGACGCCTTCGCGCTTTTTGGCCTTAAAGACGGACTCTTTTTGCTGCATGTAACCATCATACGCTAGACTGCCCGGGAAGGCAAGGACTGGCTCAGGCGTCCCACGTTGGAGCCTGGGCTCAGGGCTCTTTTAGTGACGGGCGGAGGTGGACCGCCGGGCCCCCAGGACGCTGCCTCCTCACGGGCCTCCAGGTCATCGGCGAGGTCCTCTGGGCTGCGCAGCTGGCAGGGCCGGACGAAGATGCGCTGCATAGCGAGGGCGTCCAGGATGTCGTCGTGGTCGATGGACCCATCGCCCGCGTAGTTGTCGAGCTGATACAGGAGCTCCCGCATCGGGGCGAGCTTGTTGATGATGATGCGCCGCTCGTAGAAGAACGTCTGCAGGGCCTCGATGCGCTGCTCCTTACCCCGCATCCCCTTGCGCTCGTCCTGCAAGGCCGAGTATGATTGAATGCCGCATTGGAACTCGATGTCCCGCAGCCCCTGCTGCAGCCGAGCGACCATAGTGGGGTCCGCCTGACCGGTCTCGATCCCGATCACCTCGGGGTAGAACCGGCGGGTGAGGTTCAAGATGTGCTGCCCGGCTTCGGATGGGGGCTTCTTGATCTGCTCGGCCCACAGCAGCCACCAGTTCTCTTCCCAGTCACAGCCGACCACAGTGATGCCGGTGAAGTCGCTGTACTTGCCCACGGTTGGGGCAGGGTCTACCGTCATCGTGACCCGCACAGGGATGACATCGCCGTTGTCCAGCGAGATGTAGGTGTTGGGGAAGCGCCACATCTTCATGGGCTCGAACCGCAGGTAGGCAGCCGGAAAGAGTTTGGTGCCCTCCTCGAACGGCTCATTGAAGTACCATGAGGAGAACTTCATCATGTCGTTGCGCAGGGCTCTTCGCTGCTGGGTAAGGAATGTCTCGTTTAGCTTGGCCGGGAAGAATAGGCTGCCGTCATCCAGGTAGACCGATCGCTTGTACACCTTCCACTGCCTCTCGTCCTCGGGCAGCTCTGCGTCCTGCATCATCTGCCAACCGTAGACATCGTTCGGGACCCAGCGAGTACCCATGAGGATAATGGACCCGCCGAAGGGTGGGAGGATCGGGTTGGCTGCGACCATAAGCTCACGGCAGCGGCGCGACGTGGCCTCCGAGCGGTAGTTGAGGTCGTTCACGAGGTCGTCAAGGATGATGAGGTCGGGGTGGAACCCGGTCAACGACGCGCCTAATCCTAGCGTGTCGATGGTCGGCTCGGTCATCGGCCGGGTGCGATTGCCCACAGTGATAGCCCGCTCGGACCACACCAGGGCCTTATCGGGCACGTCGCCCCACACCTCTCGAATGATCTTATTCATGAGGAACACTTGCTTGACCGCGAACAGGGTGGTCATGGCGTCCTCATGGGTAGCTCGGCCCAACGCGATTCGGATGTCGGGGAACTTCAAGATGCAGTACACACACAGCGCAATAATGAGCGAGGTCTTGTAGCTGTATCGGGGGGCGAGGAACACTTCACGGGATGTGGGCAGCTGACCTGACAGATCGGGGATGCACCGCTCCAGCTCGTCGCACATCTCCTGGTGCGGCTGCCGCTGCCAGTCGGGGACGATTCGGGTCTCCCGGCAGAACGTTGAGAACGTCGAGAGCAGATACGGCTTGCGCAGGTTGTCCAGCCGCGAACCGAAGCTAGGCATTGAGAGCCTTCTGGAACTCGTCGTCGCCCAACACCTGGCGGAGAATCTTGAGGTGCTGCTGGGCCTTGTCGGGGGTGATCTCCTCGTATTCAGCGTCCACAGAGATGACCTCACGGGCCTTCTGGAAGCCGCGCCGGGTGCGCTCCACACGCTCCTGGATGTCCTCGTCCGTCACCATGCGAAGGAACTTCAAAGCCGAATTAAGCGCGATGGACTTGTCCTTGATACTGGTATCCTCCCCGGCAGCCTGGGTGAGCATCTTCTCCATGACGAGTGTGGTCCTAGTGGTAATGCGGGCAGCCGCCTCGCGTCGAGAACGGTAACGCAGCCGGTCAAGCAGGGCCTGCACGGCGTCATGTTGCCAGCAGGCCATGGCTCCACGCTTGGACTCGTCGGTGTCGAACTGAGTGTTAGCCGCGATGCAGTACGCCTCGACAAGCGTGGCCCCTGTCTGGGCACGAGCCTGCATGGTGGTGAGCTGGTCTAGGGCACAGACAAAACGGGCGAGGACTGCATCCCCCCCGTATACGCCGATGAACTCAGTACGATCCTCTTCAGGCAGTGCCTTCCACCATCGAAGGAAGGTCTCTTCAGGCAGGTTCCAACGGGCCCCAGCCTCAACGAGCGTGAGAGGGACCGGCTTGTCGCTTAGCTCCGGGTGCTCAAGGTCTAGGGCCTTCATGCACTCTAGCTGCCGCGGCCCTTGTTCCGCTTCTTTTTGTTAGACATTTTGTAACGCCGGGTCTCAGCTTTACTCATGTCGTTCTTGTCAGGGACCTCATGATCGTGATGCACGAGCACCTTGTTGTAACTACCCAGACTGCAGTCAGGGAGTTCTATCTCATGGGAGAACGCTGCTGATTTACTCATTTGTCTTTCTTGGACTGACCGCTCTCACTAAGCCCGATGGCGATGGCTTGATTGCGGTTCTTGACCTTCGGGCCTTTCTTGGAGCCGGAGCGGAGGGTGCCATGCTTGAACTTGTGCATCTCCTCATGCATGCGTTCAGCCTTCTGTTTCTTGGGAGCCTTCTTGGTGAGCCTTGGCATTACTTCTGGAACCCGGTCTTCTTAGGCGGCTTTTTGCCGGTGTGGGCCTTCTTAAACCGATCTTTCATTTCTTGAATCTTGTCCGCGGCCTTCTTCTCCGCGGCCTTCTTCAGTTCCTCAGCAGCTTTTCCATATCGTATTTTGGTCGTGCTGAAGACTTTCCCGCTCTGAGTCTTGCTGCCGGGGCGGTCTTTGCCCTTCGCATACCAACCCTTGTCAGACTTCTTGACGCCTTTGGGCAGCTTGCCTGTAACCTTACCCTGCTTACGGGCAGGCTTCTCCGCAGCTTTGGGAGCTTCTTTCGAGGCTGCCTTCTGCTGTGCAGGCTTGTTAGACGCGGTGCGTTTGGCTTGTGCAGCAGCGCGTGTCTCTTCCGGCTTAGCAGCAGGCTTCGGGGCAGGCTTGGGATTCGGTGCGGTTGCAGTTTGTTTTGGGCCCTGATACTGCCCTTCCACAACCTGGCCTGAGGGCTGTCCTTTGGCAGGCTGCGCAGGCTTGCCCGCAGCTTGCTCCATACGACTGGGATTCACTGCTTTGGCAGCGCCACCCATCTCGGCACCCTCCATGCCCGCTGCGGCTTCGCCTGCTTCAGTGCCGCTGCCGAGCAGACGCCCTAACAGGCCACCGATACCGGGGACACGACTGGAGATGACGGCGATGGCAATGGGGGCCAGGGCTTCGAGGGCGT